CGCCCCTGTGCCTGAAGCCGTGGGATGGCGTAGCGCAGTTGCGGCTGGGTGTTGATCGACGTGTAGTGAAGGCCCTTCAGGGAGCCGTCCAAGAGGTTGCCGTGGCCCTCACCATCCAGAGAGTTCCAGTCGCCGTCGAACGCCTGCGTGAGTTCCGGCCGCTCCTTGAAATAGCCCGACATGCGCTGATGCGAGCCCGCCTCGGCGCGGAGCCATGGAAGTGGCGGAATGTGATCCAAGGCCGCGGCGGCGTCCCACTTGGAGACACAATACCGCCAAGAGCCACCGCCCTTGCCCATGACCACCTTGCGGGGCTCAAACGGCTGCTCCCAGAGTTCGGTCAGATCACCGAGAAAGATGAGATCGGAGTCGCAATAGATGTAATGGCCCTCAAAGCCATACATCTGGGCCAACCCCCAGCGCAGGCCCGAAAAGCTGGTCGTCCACTTCTCCGTGGCCCACCCGTAGCCATAGTCGTCAGGATCCCGGCTGAGCTTCACCCAAGTTATCTCCACCGGGCTCGACGTGTTCTTGCGAACACTCCACTCCAGAACGCTCTGGCTCTCCAGATCGCAGTGGTTCGGGTCACAGGCTACGGCCAGTCTGATCGTCATGCAGATACTGCCTCTTCAATTGAGCATTTGGGGAAGGCTTGGATTGCGGATTCCGGCGAGGCGTTGATGACCTCGACGTTGTGGCCCTTGAGGATGACGGCAGCCCGGTCGAAATTCTTTGCCCACCGCTGCCACTGAGCAGCATCCTGCTGCTGCTGAAACGTGTAGTGACCCTCATTGTGGTGCCACTGGCCGTTGCCAGAGGAGTAGTCGAACCCGAACAGCACGATCTTCTTTGCGCCGCGCAGGAACGCCAGATGCAGTGCGCCGAAGCCAGACGTGCCGCCGGCAGTGATGCGCGAGGGCATCGTCGTCAACTCTGCGCCCTGCTGCCGCCGGATGAAATTCATCTGGCGGGTCGGCGGTCCCCCTGCGAGCCTCAAGATGTGGTGCGGCACGGCGTAGAACTGCGGGTAGGAAATCCCCAGCAGCCGCGGCCACCATTCTCTCATGGCCCTGTTGTCGATGGTGAACCCGGCATCCGCGAACGGGATGTCGAACATGGACGCATTGACCGCCACGATGGTGAAGCGGTCCTTGAGTCTTTCGAAATCGAACCCCTTGAGGGATGGGCCGCCGCCCACAATTGCAACTGGCTTATCGCCCCAGTCTTTCGGCCCAACGGTCCCTAACCTGATGTATTGCAGCACTTCTGCACGGCCTCTGAAAAGCTGATCTTCGGATATTCGGTGAGCGCCGACACTGCGCTGGCGTTGTAGACCTCGGCTCCGAGCGCCTTCAGTTCCCCGGCAACGCCGTCCAAAACCCGCCGCCACCGCGCCACGTTGACTGGTGTTGGATTGTTCAGGTTCTTGCCGTGCGCGCCGTGCCAGTGCAGACCGCTGTCGATCTGCATGTCGTACCCCACCAGAATGAATTTCCGGGCTCCGAACTGAAGCCCGAGATTGATGGTCTGGAAGCCAGAATTTCCGCCCGATCCGATGGTGCCCAGTGGATCAAACAGAAACCGGTCGTTGTGTGCTCTGACCTCGGCGTGGTGCACATCGTGATATTGCTCGGCCGCGCGCTTCTCGCCGGCCACCTTGATCCCGGCAAAGCCCGGGGCACCATTCTCGGCAATCCACCACTTTGCGTCACAGCCGTAGAGCACGTCAGCCCATGGGCAGAGACGATACGACGAGTTGATGGCGATGAACTTTGCTCGCCCGCGCGCTGGCTCCAGATCGACCCCGGCCGCCGAAGGGCCAGATGCGATGATGACGACGGTTTCTCCGGACCAGTCTACGAACCAGCCCGGAGTCTTCAGACGCTGCACGGATCAGGCGAGCGCGGGAGGACGGATGCGCCGAAGCAGACGAGCGACGGCTCCATTCTCTTGGAAATAGTCGCCTTGATCGGTTCCGTTCCGGTCATCCCAGAGCGCCGAAAGGATGAGCAGCACCGCAGAGCGCACCACCGGCAGCCAGTTCGGGTTGACGCCAGATGCGCTCAGGTCGGCCTCATCCTTTTCGATGTAGTCCAGCACCAAGGCTTCGGCCTGAGCGATCTTCGAATTCAGGTCGGCTTCGCGCGGATCCGTGATCACGTCTGGGCTGTCATTGCTGGTTTGCAGCACAATGCGGAGATGGTCCGCTGCTTCTTCAAGCGTGATGATCGCCATTTCTCTCGCTCCTAGATCTTGACAGAGTCCTTGGAGTCCCGGCCCTTCTTGACGGCCAGTCTCCAAGTCGCGTCATGCCCCGGCTTTGAGTCCGTGTCCTTCTGGGCCAGCCAGTAGCTGCCGCCGAAGGAGACGCCGTCGCCGCGGACGTAGGATGTGCCTTCCTTGTAGACGCCCCGGTCGATGTTGATCGGGGTCACGAAGTCGAAGCGCTTCACCCTGTCACCCTTCTGGAGCACGAAGGAGAACGTCCGCTCTCCGTCGTACTGGATCTCCAGATCATCGAACCCGAGCCCGTCAAGGCCCGGCGGGCCGGGCGTTCTGGCCAGTGTGCGGATCTCTTCAATCGCGCGGGTTCCAAGGGAGATCGCAACATCGATTGCTTCCCAGAGTTTGTACTTCGGAGTCAGCTTGGACATCTATTTTCCTCACGCGGCCAGAAGGAGCAGATCGTTGTCGATTGCGACTTCATCAAAGATTTCGAACGCCTCGGGCTTCCCGACAATGGGACGGCCGGCGATCAGGTCGATCGCCCGCAGCGAGTGCACAACCCGGTCGGGCCTGATGCGCGGCATCCCGAGCGGCCTTTTCGGCGCGGCCGCATCGTCCGACCGGCCCGTGGCGCTGCCAGTGCCAACCGCCAAGCCGACCGCCGCGGCGATTGACCCGCCGACGCCAAGGGCTTCTCCGATGCCGGAAGCAGAACCGACACCCGCGCCGATCGCGCTGCCAGCGGCTTCAGCGACACCAGTGCCAGAGCTTGACCCGACCGACCCGGCAAATCCGACTCCAGTGCCGGACTGAGCGCCAGTGCCGTCAGCGTTGCCGACAGCAGCAGCAATCGATTGGCCTGCGCCATCAGCAGCGCCGACGCCTGCCGACGCTCCAGAACCGCTTGTCGTAGCCGCGCCAGTGGCGCTTGCCGTGCCGGTGGCTTGCGCCGTGCCAACCGCGGCAACCGTTCCAGACGTGCCACCAGCCGCCGTTCCGGAGCCATTGGCAGAGCCCACGGCAGCCGCGATGGACGAACCGGTGCCTTCAGCCGTGCCGCTGCCAGAACTGCCGCCAGCGCCCGCCGCTGTGGCCGCAGCAGCACCGCTCGCCGTGCCAGCGCCCTGAGCCAGACCAGCCGCAGAGAAGATCGCAGCGCCGGCCGAAGATGCCGCGCCCGATCCGTTCGCTGTGCCGACTGCCGCGAAAATGGCCGAGCCGGTCGACTCCGCAGCGCCAGCGCCGCTGGACGTTCCGCTGGCCGCCGCGATCGACGCGCCAGTTCCGGTTCCGGCACCCGAGCCGTTGGCAACGCCGACTCCAGCCGCAATGACTGCGCCAGCGCCTTCAGCCGCGCCCGAGCCAGCCGCAGAACCAGCGCCTGCGGCAAACGAAGCACCCGTAGCGCTGGCAGCGCCCTGACCAGACGCCGAGCCGTCGCCAGAAACCGTGTTCGCGTAGCTTCCAGACCCAGCGCCCGATGCGTTGGCAGAGCCGACTGCTTCAACGATGGCGGTGCCAGTGGCGCTGGCTGCGCCCGAGCCGCTGGCGGCACCCTGCCCCGCGCCAATCGGGCTGGCGGTGGCCTGAGCGGCCCCGGTGGCGGTCGCCGTGCCCACGGCTGCGGTGACGGCCGTGCCAACCGAGGATGCCGTGCCAGAGCCAGCGGAAGAGCCTTGGGCCCCGGCGACCGAAGACCCTGCCGCGCTCGCTGCCCCGGTGGCGGTCGCGGACCCAACCGCCGACACGATGCCAGTGCCGACTGCGGCACCCGCGCCCGAGCCAGAGGCGGCACCCGCGCCAGCGCCAGAGGCAGCACCCACTGCGCTGGCCGCGCCGCTCGCCGTTGCTGAGCCGACAGCCGCGAAGAAGGCTGCACCGACTGCCGACGCGGCACCTGTTCCGCTCGAAGCTCCTGCGGCGCTGAATACTGCCGCACCCGTCCCGGCAGCGGCACCAGTGCCGTTGGCCGAGCCAACCGCTGCGAAGATCGCAGAGCCAACAGCCGATGCGGCACCGCTCCCGCTCGACGCGCCAACTGCGCTGTTGGTCGATGCGCCTGTGGCAGTTGCGGCACCCGAAGCGTTGGCCGTGCCGACTGCTGCGACGATGCCAGTGCCGACAGCCGAAGCTGCGCCCGATGCGCTGGCTGCACCAACTGCTGACGAGACACCGCTCGCGCTCTGGCTTTGAAGCAGTATCAGCAGCATGTCAGTCTCGCTTTACTAGAAGATCAGCCCGATGGTTCGGTTGTTTGCTGCGCCGCTCCATGTCGCGCCAGCAGTGATGTAGCTCGCCGTTGCCGCACCGCCGGGGTAACAGGGTTGCCAACTCCACGCGGCGGCAAAAGAAAAGCCATTGCCGTTCACTTCGTACAGCGGATCGAGCGGATAAAACCCTCCCCCGACAAGGCTGTACGATACCGACTCAGGCGAGCCCGACGTTGCGAGGCAAGTCGTAATCATCAGCATGAGCTGATTGTAGTAGGACTCTTCAAGCGTCAGGGCCAACGAGAACGTGCCGTCGTTCGTTGCGGTGCCTGAGTCCACCGGAGCAGCGGCCATGTTCTTGACGTTGTCCACACCAACTATTGCGACAGCGGCACCAGTAATAGCCTCGCCAAACGTCACCGCAACATCAGTGTTGGTGATGTTTTGAAGCAGGTTAGTTCCGAACAGAAACATAGAGACGTTAGCAAGAGCGACCAGACCGGCGCCTTCGGCTACCCTTATCCCGCCCACGCCGCCAATCGTGCAAGTGGTTGCCGAAAAGGACGTTGCATCGTCTTTGCTGTGAACGATGACGAGAATGTATTTCCGCGTGCGAGACTGCGGAAATTCAGCAGCGTCGATGTTTAGAATCGACGTGGGCGAGCATCCCAAGCTGCCCAAACGCATGTTGCCAAAGGTGTAGGTCGTAGAGGGGTTATTAGAACTGTCGCGCGTGTCGAGAAGCTCGACGAACGGACGCCGAGGCGTCAGCAGCAACTCATGCGCGGGAAGCAGCACTGGCTCAATCCAACTGGAGGATTTTGGCGGTGACGGTGAAGACCTCGCCGCTTGCTGGTGTGTAGGTATTGCGAGCGCGCAAGAGGAAGCGCAAGTTGGCACTGCCGACGCAAGTGAAGAGCATGTTGAGGCCAGTAACCTGAGCGAACTGGTTGTTGCCAGCGTCGAACATCACAAACGGCACCACGCCGATCAGCGACTTGATTTCCGTGTCGCTGACCGCAAAGGCGGTGTTGTCGTTGACGTTTGTCACCGCCTGATTGAAGATGAAAAGCTCAGCAGCCAGCTTTACTGTCGGGTCGGCGGAAGAGGCAATCGTGATGTCCGTGATGATGCCGGAGCCGCCCGACCTCCTCGCGGCACCCGTCAGAGTGAAGCCACCAGCGGTCGGCGCAGTTGTGCTGTTGGAAATGGCGTCGAGCAGAGCGTACTGAGTGGTGTCAGCAGGGCGCGTGATGTCGGTCTGCACCGTGACCGGGAAGCCAAGCGGCGACACCCAGAGGCGACCGCCGGACACTTGCAGCGGCTCATAGTCGCCGTCCGTACCGGACCTGTTTGCTGGCGCGTCAGTGCGAACAGCCAGCCCCATGATGCCATGCTCGGAGGAATCATGCGCGTCATCCTCGGCGTGCGTGAGCGGAGCCTCGGTGCCGTCCGTGCTGGAGTACAGCTTGATCTTCTGGAAATGGATGCCACCGACATCGTCAGTGGCAATCGTCTCGCCAGTGCCGGGAGTGTAGCCTACGTTGTCAGCCATTACGTCACCGTGATCTGCGGATCGAGCGCCTCTGCCTCAGCAATCGCCACCTTGCGCTCGTAGTTGTGGATCATGCCTTGGATCAGGCCGATGCCGTGCTGGCGCAGCACCTCGGACACCTCTGCCTCAACCATATTCGGGTTGTTGAACGTATCCTTGCACGCCGCAAGCACGCGCGGCATGTCTGCATCTGCGATGGTGACGTTGAGTTGAAGAGTAGCCATTTCAGTCCCTCTTTGTCATGCCATCCGCATCTTGAAACGCTGCTTGGCTCGCGCCTTGAGCATCGCTTCCTTCTGCATAGGCGGTTCAGTGATGCCCTTTGCGATGGCGTTGTCGAGAGCATCTTTCATCGCATCGTGAATGCGATTTGCCACGCGCGGATCGCTCGACTTGACCGAGATCCCGACGCTGCTCGCGACAACCTCAAGCGGCCTCGGGCCTGAGATCCACTTGCCATCGACGTTGGTGTAGCCGTGGTCGGCAAGCCAACTGACGCTGTAATCGCGCAGACGCTTGGGAAGCGACTTCATCTCGCACCGGGCGATGTGCATGGAGACCAACGCCTCGCCCGGTGACTGTTCTGCAAGATTGGGAGCAACGTGACGCCACAAGGACATGATCCCCTTCACGTCGAGTTCTACAAGACAGCGTCGGAACTCGGCACCGTGGGCCGTGCCCTCTCTCATCGGGCCTCCGGGGGCTTTGCGTTGTAGCGCGCCTCCTGCATCTTGGCCTTGGTCTCTTCAGGCGAGAGGTGCCGGCTGAGTCCATCGGTCAGCGCGTCTTCCATCGCCTCCCTGACGGCGTGAGACACATCGCTGTTGCCGCCCACGGCAATGCCAGCCGCGGACGCGATCTGCGGGGTGACTTTCACCATGTGACAGACCTCAATCCAGCGTGATGGTGGTGGCGGTGGTCAGGCGCGGGGTCACACCGTTGCCGCACACGATGTTCGGCGTGACCGTGCCCTTCCAGAGGATCGCAGCCGAGCCGCCGCCGGACTTGCCGGTCGAGAAGTGCGTGACCGTACCCGAGCCGCCCGTACCAGCCGGGAAGTCGATGTTGGCGACGGGCGACACCGAACCGCTGGACTCCGTCCAACCGCCCGTGGTGCGAGCCACGTTGACGCGGGCATACGAGGTGTAGCCCACTTCGCTGCTCGACATATTGCCGGTATCGGTCGGGTCGCCAGTGTGCAGACCGACCACGATGTTGGTTTCCGGCGAGGTCGCGGCGTTGTCGGCATAGTTTGCCCACGCCGTCGCGTTGTAGACAAGCCTGAGGATTGCGCTCTCGGTGGTGTTGGAAATAGACATTCTCTGTCTCCTTCAGTGGAAGATTAGTAGGACGGGATTCCGACGATGAACTCTGGCAGTTCGAAGAAATTGCCGTCGCTCATCTTCTTGGGAGTTGCCAGCGGACCCGCCGCCAGCAGTCGGCCACTTGCGCTGTCCACAAGAGCCCAGAACATGGCCTCACCACTTCGGGTGATTTGGCCCTCAGTCACGGGACCGATCGTAACCTGACGGCCAGTGAATGACTCTCCAGCTTCCGGGCTGCTTATGCGCGGAGCCAGCTTGAAACCCATCGAATAGTCTGCCGCCTGCTCATAGTCCTCAGGCGAGTTGGTGCAGAGATGAAGCGTGTCGGCCTCATCCGTCAGGACCGCCAGACCAAGGTCGAAGATCCGGTCTGCGATGAAGGTCATCCGTCGATTTCTTCCTGACGGAACTTCTTCACGCGGCCGCGGGCATCGTGCTCTTCAACGATTGTCCGCGTCTTGCGGGGCGGCGGAAGCTGGTTCTGGACCGTGATCTGCTGCGGCGGGATCTCGGCCTGCATGGAGACCTTCATCTCCTTGATCTCGGGCATGTGGACATGGACCGCCGGCTGCGTGCTGACCGGGGGCGCATACTCGCGCTCACGATAGGTGGCAGCCGCCGCGATCTGCACGGCCGGGGTCTCGGCCATCAGGCGCACGGCCTTGGCGATGCGCTCGTTCAGATCGTCGGGAATGTCGATCGCTTCGGGATCCGCGCTGACAGCGTCCTCGCCATCCTTGCCCACCACCCTGCCCAGAGCCTTGGCAGTGCCGTTGGTGAGCGTGAGGATCAGGTTGGAGTCGCGGTCGATGAAGGCATCGGCCAGACCAACGCCGTCCTTAGGCACCGGGATGGCAGAAACGGCCTTTGCGACCTCGGCAGCGACCATGGGAGCCACTTCCTCGACCGTGACGGACTTGCCGTCTTGCGGCACCGGGATCTCTGCGATCAGGCGGCCAACCTCGGCCAGCACCAGCGGCGTGATCTCCTCGACCGTGACGGACTTGACCGGCTCGCTCGGAGCGGGCTCAGGCAGCGCGGCGATGGCGGTCGCCACCGCTTCGGCAACGACCTGACCGACCATCTGCTCGACTTCGGCCCGGTCAACTGACTTGCCCGGTTCGCCAGCAGGCGCGGGCGGCAGCGCAGCAACCGCTTTCTGGACTTCCGCGGTGATCATGGGGGCAACCTGTTCGACGGTCACGGAGGTGCCATCGCGGCCGCACACCGGGCCAAGGTTCTTGGCCGTGCCATCGGTGAGCGTGATCACCAAGTTGTTGTCACGATCGATGATGGCTCCAGCCAGACCGACGCCGTCTATGCCGTCCCGAATGGTCAGGCTGGAGAAGCGCTTTTCAACGAGCGTGTCGATGACGGGCGTCAGTTCTTCGACGGTCACGGACTTGCCGGGCTCACCGTCCTTGGCCGGGGGGATCGCGCTCACGGCCTTGGAGATGCCGGCATCGATCGACTGGTTGATCGCAGGGAGCAGCGCGCTCAGGTCCGGCGGCGTCCGCAGGGCTTCGATCTCCTTGCGGATCTCGTCCAGCGCGGGCGTCAGGCGGGCCGCGGCGAGCCCTGCCGTCTCTTCAAGGTCAGCATCCTTGCCGTCCTTGGGGACCGGCAGCGTGTCCAGACGCTTCTCCAAGGCATCAAGGCGGCCTGAAACCGCAGCCATGGAGCGCTCCATGAAGCTGCGAACGACCTCTACAACGTCCGAACCGAACTGCTTTCCATCCATCAGACCAAGCCCTTCCTGATTTCGAGCAGCGCCGCCATCATCTGCCGTTCGGTGTTGTCATTGGCTGCCACGACAGACGAGTCGTCATCGGACTCTTCGTCCTCGTCCTCGTCCTCATCATCTTGAGCCTGCGGCACCGGGGCGGGCGCTGCCCGGTTGAAGGGATCAGCCAATGCGTCTCTCTTGGCCAAGGCGGCCAGCGAGTAGTTCTGCTCCTGAAGGTACGGCGTCTCGCCACCAGCGGTCGGCGGGAGATCGACTTTGGCGCGGGCCTCGTTGGGCGACATCACGCCAGCGCCAACGGCTTCCTTGAGGACCGAGATCTGCGTGACCGAGTCCATGCGAAGCAGGCCGTCGAGGTCGAATTCGGTGCCGACGCTCTCCGAAAGCCCAAGGCCCTCGTCCAGACACACCTCGGCATCTTCGATCAGGCGCTGGAGCGCCTGCGAGTAATACTCGACGTTGAGCGCTTGGATGTTGTTGTAGGTCGGCATCGCACCGACGCCAATCTTGTAGGCCGGCACATGGAACACCGAAGCCACGGTCTCGTTCGACCACTTCAACTGTTCGATAAGCTGCGCGTCCGTGGCCGTCATGCGGATGGGAGCGAAGCTCATGCCGTCGCCCAGAACAGCGACCTTGCCCGCATTCTCGCCCGAGAAGTTCGTGTCCCAGTATTCCTTCAGGCGGGTAGCGATGTCGTTGCTGATCGCGCCCGGCGCTGTGAGGATGCCGCCCGGCCGGGACTTGTTGCCGAAGAAGGACACGGCATCATTCTGGATGCGAATGCCCTGCGTGGCGGCGAGGCCTGCCGCGAAAATCGGGGAGTTGCCTACCAGCGGGTGGTAGATGCAGTTGAAGCGGTCGTGGATGATTTCGCGCGCGGGCACCACAATCGTGCTCTCGACGCCCGAGATGTTGTCCTGCGCCAGTTCGTAGAACACCGCGCCTTCGGTCGAAACCAGCGGCTTCACCTTGCCCGGAGCAGAGTCCAGAACGTACATCGCCGTGACCACGCCGCGGCCGTCGCGCTGCTTCAGGACGTAGGTGTTGCCCCGCAGCAGCTTGGACAGGAAGTACGTCTCCCAGAACTGGATCCGGGTCTGGAAGGGATTGGGCTTCCGCAGGACCGGCGAATAGGCCGGGTTGCTGGTCTCGTTCCAGATGCCGCTGGCGCTCTTCTCGACCAGCTTCACGCGAAGCTTGGCGATGTCCGAAGCGATGAGCGTGGCACAGGCGTAGACCGCATTGTTTGTTACGATCGAGTCATAATTGACCTCGACGTTGGCCTGCCAAGCGCCAGAGAAACTTTCCAGCACGCGGAACCAGCCGCCGCGCTCGTTGCCGATCGGGGACAAGCCCTTTTCGGTCGGAGCAGGCGAGGGGCGCGTGATGTCGAAGCCGAAGAGCCGCATACGCTTTACTCCGTGAGAAGGAAGGGGTGGACGATGGCGGCTTACTCGGTGTCTTCAGCCGTCATGTTGCGGCGGCGGTACTGGCGCTTGGGCCGCACCACTTCCTCATTGTCCAGAAGGGACGGAGGGGCGACTTGCGGGAAAATCTCGGCCGCAGCGACAGGCTGAGCTTCAGCGGGAGCGCTCTGCTCGACCGCGGAGGAATTCACAGGAGAGGCGGTTTCAGCGGCGACGACCGGAGCGGCCGCAGCCGACTCTTCATACGGAACGCATTTCTTGGCCTTGATCAGAAGCTCGGCCACACGATCCGGAAACTCCTTCACTTGCCCACCGACGAGGAATTTGACTTTTGCCATTGCAGGGCCCTTTCAGATGCAGGAAAGCGCCCGCGACCTTTCGGCCGCGGGCGTCAGTTTAGTTCAGGCTAGATTAGGCCTGACCCCAGTTCACCGCGCTGAGGTACGCAACCGCGGAAGCGCGGCGGCGAGCCCAGTTGATGGTGCGCTCGGCGCGGAAGGCCACCGAGTTCGTCTGGAACATCGAGACCATCGTGGTCGCCGTGGGCGTCACGGTGTCGTTGGTCGGATTGTCGAGCATCTGGAGGCTGGCCTCCGTGCTCATATCGACCGTCAGGCCACCCTCGTCACCGATGTAGATGTCCTGCGCGTTCACCAGTGCGACATAGGAGCCGCCGGAAACGGTGGGCATGAACTCGGAGGTGATCACCGGAAGGCCGGCGAAGGTGCCGCCCATCATGGTGATGCCGGGGAATTCCGGCTGGCCAAGGGCATTGACCAGCATGGAGAGGCCTAGCGCGGTGGTGGACGACATCACCCAGACGCCCGAGGTGGGGGCGTTGTTCGCGGCGATGAACGCGGCGAAGACCGAACGGACATCCTCGCGGATGGCGTCGGCGGTGTTGCCCGTGGACGGGATCGCGGAGATGCCGTTCAGGATCGACGCCGGGGAGACGCCGGCCGAGGCCGACTTCGCCGGATCGATGAAGTCCGAGTCCATGCGAGCGCCGAGTGCCGCGGCAAGCTGGTCACGGACCAGCAGTTCGGCAGACGGGCTGGAGTCACGGAGGACTTCCATGGTCAGCACCGCGATGTTGGCGACCTTCAGCGGCTCCAGAGTGGTGCGGCTGAAGTCCATCGCCGTCAGCGGCTTGGGCTTGCCTTCACCAACCCAGTAGCCAGCGCCACCGTTGGTCTGACCGACCAGCGCGACACGGAACGGGATGCGGCGCAGGCTCGGAATGCCAGCGGTGCCGAAGCGACCAAGGATGGTCATCGGGCGCAGGAATTCCACGAAGTCCGCGAACGCCGAGGTCTCGTCACCGACCAGATTCTCAGCCCAGCTACCCGTGAGCGTCGAGCCCGCGGTCACGTTGGCCTTGATGGTGTTGACGATGCCGGGGTCACGCTCGCCATAGACCTGCTTGGCGACTTCCACTGCACCGACCCAGTTGCCCTGAGCCATGCCGAGGCACTTCACCACGCGGGCGAAGCGAACACCGGGATCCGCCTTGGGAGCGGACTTGACCATGGTGTGCATGGCAGGAACGCGGGCCGTGCCGGCCTTTGCGACTTCCGGAGAAACGGCCTTGGCCTGAGCGGCCTGAATGGCCTCCGCGGCGCGCAGGCGCTTCAGGTGGGCGTCGATGGCCTTCACCTCGGTCTCCAGCGTGTCGTACCGCTCGGCCTGCTCGGCGTCGAGGGTTTCACCGGTCTCAGCCGACTTCTCCATGATGTCGGCCATCTCGGTCGCCTTGAGAGTGCGAGACTCTTCGAAGGACTTGATCTGGTCTGCGATCGTCTTCATTGCAGATTTCCCTTGTTCGGGGTTGGATTTGACCACCGGAAGGTGGCCGGGTTTTCCCGAAACGCCGGGATTATCGCCGCCCAGCTTTCGGCCTGACGCGGCCAGCAGTGCGGAATCGATGGATTTGATGGAGGTAATGGACGCCTCTGCATTTGCGGGAATCGTCACCGCCGAGAGTTCAAGCCACGACCACTTGAGGAAGCGGATGCCGTAGCTGCCTTCAATGCGGGCTGTCTCCAGCCCCTTAAAACCGATGCTCAGG